TTCCTGAATCAGGAATTCCTCTCCCTAAATTAACCTATAAAAAGGGTGAATCTAATAAACCTTCACCCAAACAAAAACCACAAGTCGTAGACTTGCGTCCTTTTGAAGGTTACAAGGCAGAACCTCCTGCTTCTTCCAAAGCAAATAAGAAGAGAAAACAGAAATCTGTTATTTGCGATAAGCCTAAGTGTGGTGTAGAATGTAAAAATTTTACAGCACTCTTAAAACATTTAAAAACTGTACATCCACGTAAAAAGTCCAATGGACCTATTCAAAAAGGTGGTGGAGAATCAGCAAGCGCCAATATTTTACCTTTTAATCCTGAAGTTTTATATAGACACAGTATTAAAATCACAGCCCTTTCTAAAGGAAATGTGTGGTTTATTGTTGGTTATGCTTTCCGTTATGGAAACTTGTTACACATCCCAGCTCATTGTATGGGTGATTTAACAAGAGGAAATTTCATGTCAACTGCTTCTTTAGAGTATAATGATAAGAAATATAGTTTACTTCGTGATGTTATTGATAAAGAATTTACTTTAGTATCAGATATAAACTTATATCAAATTAAGAACTCTTTTAAAGTAGTTTTTGAAAATGTTCCAAATTCCAAATTTTCTGAAGATAACTCTCCTGAGCACCTGGAACATCTACAAATAGCAGTGCCACATAGTGGTAACTGTCCTGTTAGAGATCTCAATCCTTATGAGACTCTTGCTGCCCCCAAGGACATGGTAGCTAGAAAATACTTGGCTGATTATAGCTCTCAAAAGGGTGACTCTGGATCTTTGATCTGGGGTTACAGTCAAAAACAAAAACGTTGGGTCCCTTGCGGTTTCCATTATGGAGACGAAGGTAAACTCCGCGCAATATTTTATTTCCTGAATCCCGCTCAGTCGGGAAACTAGAAATCCCTCGTGAATTTTATTGGAGAGAAGTTATGTCTAAACCAATTTCCCCATATAAGTACGAGTATATAAAGTGTATTGGATACAATCCTCTTTATGCTCATGCTTGTGGTAAGAAAACGGATATAACTAAAACTTCCTCCAAAATGTTTGCGAGGGTATCACAAATGTTTCCTGATGCTGATCTAAAAGCATTTGGGAAGATTCAGGGTACTTTTCACACTACAATGGACGCACTTAAAAAGTACGACCATAATAAACAATTTAATGTCCCTTTAGAACGAAGAAAGCAAATAATTGAAACTTTCCAAATCGTTCATAAAGAAATGGCACAATCTATTAATTCTTTAACAGATTATGATGTTTCAATGAAATTATCTCTAAATAAATCCCCCGGCAGATTATTCACAGCACTTCAGCGTGAACCAAAAATTCATACTAAATTTGATGCTTTATGTGAATGTTGGGGAATAATTCAACAGTTAGCTCGTGATCCTGACTTTGAAACTTTGTTTCAAGGTTCTGCGAAAACTGAAAGAATTAAAATTATAAAGATTTTAGAGAAAGATCCAAGACTTTTTATAACTGTCTCTTTAGAATTCGTATGGAGAGGTATGATTTTATTTTCAGAAATCTCCGATTTTATGTTTTCTAAAGCTGACAATTTTAATTATCCCTGGAAAATAGGAATGCAAATGATTCATGGTTCCTTGTTCGGTTTATTTAATTCCATGAATAACTATAAATATAAATCAGATGATGATGTTAAAAGATGGGATTCCTCATTTCTTAATGAGTCATTTGATATGATTGCTGAGCTAAAGAAATGGATGCATAATCCAAATGACCCAAATATGACCCAGTTTGATTATGAAGAATTAGTTGACTCTTATTATTCTAATATTAAGTCACCGTGCGTAGTTATGCCAGATGGACACATTTATCAATTTAGATGTGGTCAAATGTCTGGTTTATATACCACTGGGCAAGATAATAGTTTAAATCATGAGTTGATCAAAATTTATGAATATCTGGAGATTTTGGGCAGCCCTACAGCTTACTCTCAAAATTACCTTACAAATTTCAACTTTGGAATTGTAGGTGATGATATAGTTAATGGTACTAATTTTTATGTTCCTCCTGAACATACGGAAAGATGTTATTCAGATTTTGGTTTCCAAGTCAAAATTGCAGAATCACATAGATCAGAAGATATTAATGGTCTTAGATTTTGTTCATTTGTCTACAGTAAGACTGTAGGAGCTGAATATGAAGAACGATTACTTTTCGACAGAAATAAAATTCTGTGCTCTTTAGTTAATGAACCACTACCTTTGAAAAGAAGTTTAATTGATGTTTATATTACCAGAATTTCAATGCTGTGTTTACTTGCAGCTTTTGATAATAAATTATGTCAATTTCTCATAGATGTTTATTTTGAATTACGGAAAGAATATAAAGCTCAAATTACTCCCTCTTATGTCATGGATCCCAGTTACTTATGTGATCTATGGTCAGGAGCCGAGTCTAGTTTAGCTAAATATATTCCAAAATTTTTCTTTCAAGACATATCTAGAGAATACTTTTTATTTGAGGAATATTCAAAACAAGTTCCCCATTGTTTAATTCCCGATATTGTTGAATGGAATCAACAAGATATAGAATATGAAAATATAGATGAACAATCTCAAATCGTTTTAAGACTTGAAAATACTTGCACATGCAATAAGAGTGAAATATTTCGTAAAGATTTTTGTTCTTTTTGTGAAGCTGGTTTTATACAATATGAAAAATGTGAATTGTTCTATACAAATTCCAATATTATACATCCTAATTTATATCCTGAATTCGTACACGAATCAGTTTTTGAAGGAAATATGTATGAAAACTTTGGTGGTCAATCTTTATTACATATAAATAATGAGTTTGACCATTTCAGATTCTTATATCTTAATTCTATAACAACACAGTTGTGGACTATATATCAATATTATTGTGATCATGAAGATGATTTCGACTCGTACAATTTGGAGTTCGCTCATTATTTTCAGAAATTATTAGTTAAATATCATTCGTCTATTTATTGGCTTTCACAAGATCCAGATCCTGTTTTATTATCACCATTAGTATTTCATGCTAATTATAATATAACTCCTGGTGAATTATGGAATGTCCATGTTATGAACGCATATGAATTGACTACTTTTCTTATAAATTATCATCTTCTAAAAGATGCTCTCAAATATAATCCTGTAGCCCTTAGACAACTAATCACTCCAAGTGATAATTTTAATTTTCGGTTCTGGCATGATGAAGAAGAACAGAATGCGGGTTTAATTGAGGAAATAGACTCAGATCAAGAACTATTTTGAAATTCGAGACAAGATGATCTTGCTCATATTGGGCCGGATCTTATGGGCCCTGCCCACCTCATATAAAAGATTTTTATTAAAATAGCTCTCATAGTCAATATTTTCGATACTGTTAACAAACAAAATTATAATATATTCTTTGAAACAGATAAACCTGCTCACGATTATATATCTTTTGTTAACAAATTTAAAACCTTAACATATTCTTTATATTTACATGCCACCACCCCTACCTCCGAGACCTCAAAAACCA